CAACATTGAACCAAAGTCCAAGTCAAGGCTCACAACACAATTGTTGTCTGTCCCCCCCTAATGGCTGCCGTGTCAAGTAAGTTGGTTCACAACGCGTGACCTATATTGCTTAACGGCCTAGGTGGTCCCTAGATTCAGTTAGAACCATAGCCCTCTTTGAGAGGATAACTATAATATTCTTTATAATCTTTACAAAAATGCAAAATCACTTAACGAAACCTTCGTTAGGCAAATTTCCATTCAAAGTAAGAGTTATGAAGAGTGTGTTCTCACTAGCAAAGGCGAAAGCTTTTGTTACAATGTTCTGGAAAGTGATTCCTGTTATTACAGTTCTCGCTCTACAGAGCATTAGGGTTACACCAAGGCTTAGACACATGAATAAATTCTTATATATGATATATATATTGAATTCAAACCATGGTTCTTTATATACTGTGAAGTATCTAAAGGCTTGTCACATTGCCATACAAAGATATCTGTCCGGTAATCGGGTTTTATCTCTTCGTGAGATTGAACCTGATTATCCATTTCCGAGATTAAAGAACGGTTTACCGCAATTTATTCTTAGTATGGACCGGGCAGAGATTCGAGCTATGAATCCGAAGGTGATTCGGTGGTGGCTTTCTATTCTCTCTATTTATAGAGTGATAGAAGCCCCCCGTAAAGTTTCTATTGAAACGATCACTGATTTGGATTCATCCTCGTATTCTGAGTATGCGGCTCTCGTGTATAGATTTAAGGCAATATCGAAATTATGTTTCCGGGGTAGAACCCGGTTATTTAATATTGATAACCTTTCAGCTAAACACTTGAGACCATCTGTGAAAGCAGGGCCAAATTCTTCGGTCGCTTTTCAGGGTGTCCTTTTGGACATAGTTTCTTTAAAGAGATATCCTGCTCTCCTTGAAGCTTTCCGTAACTATGTAAAATTTTCGAATTCTACTAAGTTCGGTGAGCTTTTTGAAAGAGCTGTTTCTATAACAGATCGTATTGTGCGTTTTGATAACGCATTTGCTTTCATGCTAAGAAACAATAGGTTAACTCCTTTAGAGACTATGCTACAATCGGAGTGTCTACTGAAATATCCAGAAGTGTTCGTCGAATATAACACTAACGAATGGGAAAACTCTCAGGGTGTGCCACGTAGGTCTGTTAATAAAATTACAGAGCCAGGTAGTACAACTTCCTGTGAGCCTGGTCGTTTGGTGGGTATCCCGGAACCCGCAGGTAAGATGAGGATAATAGCTATTTGTGATATGTGGACCCAGTCTTTACTGGCGCCACTACATAAATGTCTATTTTCCTTCTTACGTACGCTTCCTAATGATGGTACTTTTGATCAGAACGCTGCTTTTGATAGAGCAGTTCGTAAAGGTCAAGAGTCATCAGGTATCTGGTGTGCTGATTTATCAGCAGCAACAGATAGGTTACCTATCAAACTCCAGATTTCCATTCTTAAGTATCTATTCGGGAATGGTATCGGTGATGCTTGGGGTGCACTCTTTACAGAGCGGCCCTTCATCGTCCGAGAACCTATTCTAAATGTTCCAGCCAACACAAAAGTTTCCTATGGAACTGGACAACCAATGGGTTGTTTATCTTCATGGGCTATGCTTGCTGTTACCCACCACTTTATTGTTCAGGCATGTTGCGTGAACTTAGGGTGGAGTAAACATGTTTGGCACACTTGCTATGAGGTACTCGGTGATGACATCGTTATTTTTGATAAAGATGTTTACACTGAATACGTTAGAGTTATGACGGAGCTAGGAGTTAAGACAAATCCCAATAAATCTATAATTTCCGATAAGGGAATTAAAGTTTTAGAGTTCGCTAAGCGAACTTCCCTTGAAGGGGTTGAGATTTCAGGTCTGAGTTGGAAACAACTTGCATCGACGGCTAGATGGCGAGATATTATCCCGCTCATCTTGTCATTAGGTGACAGACAATTAATTTCCTCTCATGGGATTCTTATTAGACTTCTTAAGTTTAATATGGAATCCTTCCGAAAGGATGCTAAATTACCACGTGCCGACTCCGAATGGAGCAAGCACATGAATAATTTAGTTTTTAGTCTATTAAACCATTTCTCCCATTTAGGGATGATGGATTTAAAGAGCACGTATGCTTACGTGGTCGATACTCGAATGAGTAACGAGGGATTTTCTTTTGGGAAAATTCCTTTGACCACTGCGGTGTGCGATTTGTTTGAAATGTTCAAAAGCTTACCTTCCTTTAGGGAAGTTGGGTATTTTGATATTTCGAAAATACGATTAAATGCGCTCGAATTTCGAGAGCATTTGGTTGGTGCGAAGCTACTTCCTTTTTGGGGTCATAACCTAGACGCAGAAATCATTCGCGCATTGGAGAAATTCCGATATGCGATTCCTGATTTTCCTCAGACTCTTGTGCATTCCTTTATCAATCACCCTAGGGTGTATTGGCAAAGTAAATGGAACAATGAGCTCTCCGTTGAGATATTGCGGTTATCTAATGATATCGCCAATGACCTTGTTTATCAAGGTAAGGATGATTACACTAGATTTAATGAACTACAAAGAATGTTAGTTAAAAATCTTAGTCTTACAGACAGAGATTTTGAAACTTCATTAAATGTTCATTCCGAACTTAACCTTTTTGTGATCAAGTACCGTTTTATCAATGAACTTTTACAGTCAAAAGCTGTAGAAATTCGTGATGCGGTGCCTTGGCCAATGAAAGAGGTTAGGGAGGCTGTGCTTGCGTCAAATACTTTTGATTCCATGAAAGAGGAATTAGGAGTATCTGATATCCGTGAATTGACTTCGGATCAGCGATTGTTGTTCGATTTCTTATCAACACAAGAGACGTTTGTTCTCTGTGAAGATTTTGAATTTGAAGAATAATTTCTAATCTGATGTTGTTCATGTTACGACTTAGTGTTTTATCACATAAGTCATCCATGTCTTGGTATATCGAGGACATAACCTTCGTAAATGACTAAACAACCGCGTAAGCAGTCTTGAAATTAAAATTTTAATTTTGACTGAAACGGAGGATTGGTTAGCAAGTCTCCTAGAACCCTTATTGTATGAATAACGATGCTAAAAGCATGATGCTCATAGATAAGAATTAAGTTCTTTCAGATTTGTTCACTATGAAACCGTAAATCTTAGAGATGAGGTGCGTGGTTGGCTTGTTTGCCTTTAATGAAG